ATGCCAGCACCTATTTGCACTATAGAAGGATCTTTTAGCGCAACGCCTGCTAATTCTAGTATTTTAAACACTAATTCTGTTTCGTCTAATGGGTGCAGCTCAAAGTCTTGCTTGTCTGAAGCAGAAGCGTTATACACTGCAGCACTATTTACTGTATTATACGTCCATTTAACCGGTAACGGTTTGCGTATATAGTTTGCAAATATTTTAGACTGGTTGTCGTCTAGTATGGTAAATTGTTGTGTGGGGTCGAAATAAATTTCATAACCGTTTTCGTATTCTATAAATACAGGTCTTTTTTTAGACAGCCCTGATAATGGTGATGCGGCTATATACAACCATTCATTTCTGGTAATTCTTTCGCATTCCACAGGTAATACAGGAGCACCCGGTGGGTCATTAGCATCATAAACAATACTACCAATTCTATATAAATCCGCAGGCTTTAACCATTTTTGTGCTACAGCGTTATAATCTAGCTCGCTTGTTTTTTCAAGCAGGCTAACTTTTTCATTAAGCAGTGTAAGTATATCACCATACTCGGTATTATTACCAGGCATTCTGCTAAACTGATTTATATCATAAAAATATTGCTCAAAAATATCAAGTTGAGCAATGTTCGCCATATATTCAAATTCGTTTGGCGGTAAGTATCCTCGCTTCTCTTTATTGAGTACGGCTAAAACTTTTTGATAAACAGTGTTTACACTTACACTCATAGTTACATATATTAAAAAAAATAGGGATCGCTTGCACGACCCCTACTTAATGACTTAAAGTCGTTTTTCAATCGCATTCAAAACTTCCATACCTTCATCTGTTTTGAAGTAGGCAGCAAGCGCTGAATAAGGATGTTCATCAAAAGGAACTGTCATTAATTTACGACCTGTATTCCCGTAAGAGAATGTTCTATTGTCTGCTGATAAATTAATAATTCCTAATTCTGTAGCTTTTATACCGATGTTTCGTAAATGTACGTTATCGTCATTAGCTAATTCTAAGAACAAAACAGGTTCATTCTTAGCAAATACAAGTAAATCGCGTTTAAGCTCCTTAGAACTCATGCTAGATACTGCAGATCCTATTTCTGCACGCAAAATTGCTTCCGCCTGGTCAATATCCATTGCAACCGCAGTATTCATTGCTTCTAGTTCAAGCTCAATAGAATGCACTTGGTCTTCGGCAATAGCCTCTGGCTTGTATTCTTTAATTTTACCAGTTAACGTGTACGGATGATACAATGATAAAAATTGCTGCAATGCAATTTGTTCTTTTGGTACATACAGTTTGCCGTTTTCAAAAATAATACGACCTAACGTCGATATACCTTCTTGCTCATCTACAAAGCAAGACTTTTGATTTGTAGCATATCGCAATTCTCGCTGATAACCTTTTTCTTCATCAAACCAAAGAAGAGGTTTTTTAGCTGTGTGCATTGTTGGTATATTCCATACCAATGGGGTTTTATTACCCGTCTTTTCATATAAGCGGTCCTTGTACTCCCACTTAGGCTTTGCAGGCTCTTTTAATGGTTTATCAATATTATCAAATGATACTACTGGTGCCTCTACGGGCGTTTCTTTTTTTGGTGCAGACTTTTTAGCTGCAGGTTTTTTAGCTGTCGCCATGATATAATATAATTAAATAAGGGAAATAATTACCCCCGTCACGAGGACGAGGGTAATATTAAATATAAGCTATTACGCTTTCAACAATACAAAGTTGTTAGCTGCTTGTACACAAAGTGCACGCTCAGACAAGAAGTGAACGTTCATTGCATCTTCTTCACTAGTGTAGTTGCCACCAACTGAACCAGTAACCCAAGACTTCATTCTACGATCATCAACTTCGTTAGCGCGGTAACGTACGTGCAAGAATGGACGTGCAATGTTCTTACCTAAGTTTTCATCGTAAACTGTAGAAGTACCTGCAGGAACAATAACACCCTCGATGTCACCAATAGCGCCACGAGTAGTTGCATCGTTCAAGTATTTCCAGTCAGTTTTGTAGAAATCGTAAGAACCACGACGGAAACCAGAGAATCCTAAGTTCAAAGCCATATCTTCTTCGTTGTTAAACACACCGTAAGAAGTACCACCAGCACCGTAGGAGTTTTGAGCAGCTAATAAGTTGTCAACACTTAGTGCAGTAGCACGGTCTAAGAACATCATGTTTTCTTCAATAGCACCTTGCTTATCCAATTGGAACAAGATAGTATCAAAAGAACTCATACCGTCGTTATCAAAATCAATACCTGAATAAACAAGACCACGATTTTCGATAGCAGCGAACATACCTTCAGTACCGTCAACATTCATGTTACCTGTTAAAGAAGCATCACTTATAGTGTTTTGGTCAGCTTTTTCAGCTTCAACCATAGACATTTCTAAGTAGTCTTCAAAACGTAGACGAGACTCGTGCTCAGACTTTAAGTACCATAAGTAACCGGAAGTACCAGCTTCAGAAGTAACTTCAATCCAACCGATTTGAGCTACGTCAGAACCAGCAACGCTGTATTTGTCACGTAGAATAATTGGTTTGTTATTGAAGGTTTCGAAGTTGGCATCTTTTGAAATACCAATAGACTCTGATTTACCAGATCCCTTAGCATATTCAGAACCAAATACAAACGCGCTTAAAGAACCAGTTAAACCAGCAGTTTGAAGATCAGTTGATCCATAAACGTCTACAGTAACATTCACAGCTGGAGTACCAGTTGCAATTGCAGATACGCGTACCTTAGCTACGTTGTTGCTACCATCAGCAACAACCAAAGTCATGCCTTTAGCCAGCAAAGCAGCTTCAGCAGCAGTAGCGAAAATCAATGTTGTTACAGCATCAGTTGAATCCGCGTTTGTTACACTATAAGTAACACCGCTAAATGCAAGGTGTAAACGTCCTTGTTCTGACCAAATGATTTGATCTGAAGCTACCGGCATTTCTGCACCTACCATACGTAAGAAACCACCCACAGTACGCTTACCGTAACGCTCGATTTCTTTTTCATATACCTCAGGAAGGTATTGTTGTGACCACTGGCTAAAGCTAGCGTCAGCAAAGTTTATGTAATTTGACGCGTCCGGAGTTTTAGTTGGACGCGGTGTTAGTGACGCTGGGAATGCGCCTCCACCCATTGTTGCCATTATTATAAATTTTTAATGGATTATTATTTATTAAATCTAACCTTAAGCTTAGAAGCACTTTCTCCGCTATCAACTGCACGCACAGTCCAGCCGTTAGATGTAGTAACTTTTTCATGTACCCCTCTCGGGTCCATATCTACATTCTTAGCTTTAGCCATACTTGATTTAAGAGCATCGGAGCGACCTTGCTCATAAAAATGTTGTGCAACTTGATCTGCGTTCATTGCTGTAAACAGAGATTTGTGATAACCCTTAGCATCTGACATCTCACCCTTTTCGTTCAAGAACTTCTTGATAAAATTGTTAATGTCGCCTTGGGTCTCTTTAACCTCACTAGCATTAATGTCGCCTTGGGTCTCTTTAACCTCACTAGCATTCTTTACTTTAAAGCGGTATTTCTTTTCGCCGACGTTAAAATCGAAACCTTCGAATTTGTCGTTAAAAACTTTAGCACTTTCTTGCTTAAAACGCGTAGTTTGTCTTTCTGCAATCTTAGCAGCTTCCTCACTTTCTTTATTATAACGATTGAAAAAATCAACCGCTTTTTGCTGTTCAGGATTCAAACGTGATCCTGCTTTAATTTCTTCGTAGTATTTAGACTTAAGTCCGTCTAAATGATTTTTAGCATTTGCTAATGCTTGTTTACGCTCTACTTTTTTACGTCGCACTTCACGCTCGTCGTCAATGTCTTCATCGTATGAAAACTTGTCTTCCATCATAAAGTCGATGTCCTCATTATCTAAATGTGGGTTCGTACTTTGATAGTATTCACGAAGTAATTGTTCTTCGTTTAATGCACTGTAATCTGTATTAAGGCGAACGTAGTCTTCTAGCGTTCCACCGGTTTCATTCATAAAGTCTACAACCTTCTGAATGTTTTCAGGTAATTCAGCACCAGACTCTTTTGCTTCTTCAATTGCCTCAGCAACTTCTTCTTGAAGCTCTTCAGCAGCCTCTTCAACTTCTTCTTCTGTAATTTCCTGTAGTACAGGCTCTTCTTCTGCAACCTCTTGAGCAGGTTCTTCAGTCTCTTCTGTTACTACTTGCTCTTCTTCGGTGTCCCGTACTTCTTCAACCACTTCTTGGCTACTTTCTTCGTTTCCGGGTTCTTCGACAGCAGCATCGCTGTCATCTGCGCTTTGCTCTTGAATGGCATTTTTACTGAAGTCTACTTTAATTGTACCATCGTCATCAACGCTGGTAGCTGGTTTAAATTCTTCACTCATGATAAAATATTATATAATTATATATGGTTATTATTACTTAGGTTCGAAGGTTCCTAAACCAAATCCACCGCCAATGATGTCATTTCCAGCAGATTCAAAGTTTTTAGGACCTGTTTGCTTCTGTCTTTGCTCTATTAATTCGCTTTGTTGAGAAGCTTGTAATTTGGTTCTTTCGTCTTTACGGTCTTCCTTTTGTTTCTCTTTTGTCTTTTGTCCTTCAACCTCAATACCCTTAAGTTGCATATTGTAATTGAATTCAAGTGCCATAAGTTCTTTCTTGGCTGCAACCTCTGCTTGCATTTTTTGTTGTTCCATCTGTCCTTTAAGCTGCTCTAGCTGTGCTTTTGTTTGGAACAATGCTTGGTCTTTCTGTACCTCCGCTTGCGCCGCAACTTGTTGTGCCTGTGCATTTGCTTGCGCTTGTGCTTGAATATTTTGCTGCTGCATAGCCTGGTCGCGCTCTAACTTTTTCTTGCGGCGTAACTTTAATAGTTGGTTGGCTAGCTTAATATTTCTAACTTCACGAATATCTATTGCATCGTCTAAATCAATCAAACCTGCAGAAAGTGCGGTCTGTATATTATTTTCTAATAATGCTTTTTCCTCTTCGTCTGGCGCGAGTTCTAAGAATATACCAAAATCGTATAAGTGTAATTCTTTAAGCTCTTCAAGTGTAGCTACATTAAATCCACCGATCTTTTGAATAAACGCTTCCTTAGAGCTGCTGTATTCTAAAACATCTGAAATACGTAGTGATAAAGCTTCAGCAGTTTCAGCAGTTAAGAATAAACCTGCATCAAGTATGTGTCTTGTAGCTGTATTTGAATTTGCAGCCGCTAGCTTTTGTACACCAACTAATGC